CAACTGCTACTCGTTTATTGGGTTTTAAACCACTCAGCGGTGAGTCTCAAGTTATGGCAGCAGCAGGATATGGTACTCCAAAATGGGCTAATTTTATAAAAGATAAATTTATAAATGTTCAAGAAGGTGATTACACTTTACTACATGATCTTACTCGTGGCGTAGGTTCGGGTGTTTTAGATTGGGATATAGCTGCTTCAGTTCAGTCTGTTTTTACAGATGTTGTGGTTAACTTAGCTAATTGGCTATATAAAGAAACTGGAAAGACTAATTTAGCTTACTCAGGCGGTTGCGCTCTTAACTGTGTTACTAATTCACACTTAATGCGTTACACTTTGTTTAATGATATAGCTATACAACCTGCAGCAGGAGATGCTGGTGCTTCTTTAGGCGCAGCTGCTCTTATTGAAAGACCTGTATGGGAAAATGCATTTTTAGGATATGAGGACTATGAGCATCTACAGGCAGACGAAGCAGCAGATAAACTTATTAAAGGTGATATAATACCAATTATTCATGGTCGAGCTGAGTTTGGACCTAGAGCTTTGGGAAATAGAACCTTGCTATGTGCTCCTATAGATAGTACAATAGACAGATTAAATAAAATTAAAAATAGAGAGAACGATTCTTGGCGACCTTATGCACCTATTATTCAAGACAAGGAAGCTAATGACTTTTTTAATATATACAAAGCTTGTCCACATATGTTATTTGTAGCTGGTATAAAAGAGAAATCTAATTTTAAGACTCACGATAATACCGCTAGATTACAACATATTACAGGCTCTCAGGCTTATTTATATAAAATTTTAGAAATTACAAGACAATATGGTTATCCAATTCTTATAAATACAAGTTTAAATGCAAAAGGTAAGCCTATAGTTAATAAGAAAGAAGACTTACATGAAATACAATTATCTGACTGATGTTGAAACTGAAACTCTTAAGTCTGGCAGAACTTATTTTACCCCTGACGGTGCTTATCCTTCTATTACTACTATATTAGGAAAAACAGCTGATAATACCTGGCTCCAAAAATGGATAGAACGGGTAGGAGAAGAAGAAGCCGCACGAGTGTCTAAAGAAGCTACAGATAGAGGAACATTAGTACATGAATTTGCAGAGAGACATTTTAATGGGGAATCTATTACAGATGAACTAAAGGTTCAAACTTTAGATGTTAGACAAATGAGTCATGATTTAATTAAAATGACTGAATCAGGAGTAGAAGAGGTATGGGGACAAGAACAAGTTCTTTGGAGTAATAAATACAAATACGCTGGTAGAACTGACATGGTAGGTATCTGGAAAGGTAAACCTACTATAATTGATTTTAAAACAAGTAAGAAGAAAAAATATGTTAAACAAATTACTGATTATTTTATTCAGTGCTGTGCTTACGCTGTTGCTCACAACGAGCTGTACGGTACAGGTATCAGAAACATGGCAGTGCTCATTACAGTCGATGGCGGAGAACCCCAAATCTTTGAACGTGACGCCGTGCCTTATCTTCCACTTTTAAAGAATAGGAGAATGACGTTTGACAAACTGCAAGCAGCTAAAACTACCTCTTCTTGAAGGTGTTAATATTCACAAATTAATACACTTTTTTAAATTAGGTAAGCATCTTTTTACTGATCGATATTCAGAGTCTCCTCATTGGAAATCTTTTGACTTAATTAGTAACACAGGCTACTCGCCTATGTTTAAACATTTTCCTGAAATAGTAAAATGGTCAGAAATGTTACAAAAAAAGAAATTCATTTCAAAAATACTAACACTTTACATATCAGTATTAGCACCCCGACAACAGATACCTTGGCATGTTGATATGGATAAACTAGGATTTAATAAAGCATTTATTACGGCTTTACACATTGATGATAGCTTTATCGAGTTTAAAGATGATAAAAAATATTTTTATAAAAAAGGCTATAGCTATGCATTACAAACAGGAATTGAGCATAGAATTATAAATATGAGTGATGATTATAGAATTACACTGTGTACGTCCCCAACAAAGGAGTTAAATAATGATACAATGGTTGCATGATTGGTATGAGACTTGGAAATTCAATAAAGAATTTGAGAAAAAGAAGAAAGAACTATTAAAAAAAGATCCCTTTATTTATAAGAATGGTAATGATGATAAGAAGAATTAAAAAACCACTGCTGGAATTTTTCGAAAAACACACATTGACCGATGCTGAAAAATCTTTTATATTAGGTTGTATAACTTCACAGAAAAAATTTCCACAACTTACACACCGTCAATGGCAAGTGGTTTGTGAGATAGAAAAGAGATACAAAGATGAGCAAATACTCAGGGGTAGAGAGACTACCTAGCGGAAAAATTAAATATAGGGGTACTACTTTTGCAGGATTCAACAAACCGAGACAATCTAACCGACCTGAGAAAAAGGGTATGGTACTTGCAAAAAAAGGCGATAAAATTAAACTTATCCATTTTGGAGACAGTTCTATGGGGCATAACTACAGCCCAGCGGCGCGTAAGAGCTTCAAGGCAAGACACGCAAAAAATATCGCAAAAGGACCTATGTCCGCTGCTTACTGGTCTGATAAGGTGTATTGGGCAGGACCGAAAGGTTCCACAAAACAACCGCCAAAATCACAAAAGTATGTTAGAAGATGATCCCAGTTATTATGGCTGGTAATTAACTATTTCATAAGCAATAATCTATGACAAATATAATAAAATTTCATCTGGTACAAGACTTTCCAGATACTCTTGTACTTCCTCCACTTTCTTCTAAGAAACTTATTCCTGATTGGTTTAAGAAAATTCCACCTACAAATGAAGACGATCTTACAGTAAAAAAATGTGTACCGTTTATTGATGCGATGAGTGCTGGGTACACTATTTTATCTCATATAGATATTATATTATATCAGACTGAAAAGAAAGAAGTTAGAATATATTGTCCAGATAAGAAACATGAAGAACATTGTAAACGTTGGCCTCCTATAGAAACTCATCCGCAAAGGCAAGTTCCTGGCTCACCGATGTCGGGATATACTATCATAAAATTCATGAGTCCATGGATTATTGAAACACCACCTGAGTATTCAACATTATTCTTACCTCCCATAAATAGACTAGAAATACCTATAGTTCCTTTAGTGGGCTTAGTAGATACAGATACTTACTACAATAACGTTAATATACCTTTTATACATACAGCGCTACAACCCGATAATGAAAAGCATTTAATACCTGCTGGTACTCCTATTTGTCAAGTAATTCCTTTTAAACGAGAAGAGTGGAAAGCTGAGTATACTTGGACAGAGAAAGAACAGTTAGATAGACAAAAAGAAGAGCGTGTAAAAATTACAGCAGAGAGACTAGATTGGTATAAAAATAATGCTCATCAAAAGAAAAAGTATGTCTGAATGTTGTATAATAGGAGCAGGAAGTACAAAATATAATGCATTACCAAATAAGCACAATTTCTATATAAGTGCTAATCTACATTACCCTAATGCTAACATTATTTTTGCACAAGATGATCCTATATTAGATAAAATACTAAAGAAGAAACTAGATGGTTTTAATACACAACCTGTATTTACAACACCTCAAAAATATCGTGACTACAAGGACTTTAGTCGGTGTTATGTGTTTGATTATAGGAACTTTTATAATACAGGAAGTTTATCATCTGGCCTAAATGCCATTGTTTTGGCACAGTTTTTAGGTTTTACGCATATCAATCTTGCAGGATTTAACTTTAATGAAAAAGATTATTCGGTTGATTTTGATACAATTAGAGGTAATGTAAAATATACATTTTTATAAGGAGAAACAATGGATATAGATAAATTAAGAGAAGAAATTGAATATGATGAAGGAAATGTTCAGAAAATATACTTAGATCATCTTGGGTTGCCTACTTTTGGTATTGGACATCTTGTACGTGAGTCTGACCCTGAACATGGTTGGGAAGTAGGAGTAGAAGTTAGTAAGGAAAGATGTGACTCTGTTTTTAACGAAGATGTTAAAACAGTTATAGCTGACTGCCATAAACTTTATTCTGACTTTGATGATTTACCTGAAGAAGCTAAACGAATAATTGCAAATATGATGTTTAATATGGGTAGACCTAGATTATCTAAATTTAAAGGTATGAAAAGAGGTGTGGATGCGAGAGATTGGAACGCAGCCGCAGACGAAATGGTTGATAGCAGATGGTATCGCCAAGTAACAAAACGCGCTCAAAGATTAGTTGATCGAATGAGAGCTGTATAACCGATATATCGGTTTTTTAACTAACTTGGGTGATGCATAAGTTAACGAACACCCTCTATTAGAAAGATAAAATTAATGAAACTACTAAAACTATTGATAGTTGCACTATCAGTTATGTTTTTCAGTGTTGCACATGCTGAAAATAAGACAAAAGTCGGATTTATTTATGTTGGCCCAACTGGCGACCATGGATGGACTTATAGACACGATATAGGAAGACAAGATGTTGAAAAGCATTTTGGAGACAAAGTTGAAACCACTTACATTGAAAGTGTAAAGTATGGACCTGACGCAGAACGTGCAATCAGAGCTATGGCCAAAGGTGGAGCAGATATTATATTTGCAACAAGTTTTGGTTACATGGAGCCTATGCTTAAAGTAGCAAAAGAATTTCCAAATGTAAAATTTGAACATGCTACAGGTTATAAGCAATCAGATAACATGGCAAGTTATGGATTGAGATTATACCAAGCCAGACACGTACAAGGTGTAATTGCAGGTATGATGACTAAGACTAACAAAATTTGTTACGTTGGTGCATTTCCAATTCCAGAAGTTATTCGTGAAATTAACACGTATTACTTAGGTGCTAAGTCGGTTAATCCAGATG